GGCTGAGGTGCCAGCCGGTCAGCGGCCTAGTTTTGTTGCCGATACAGTGTGCGGTGAGAGCAGTATCTGATGGAATACAACTCTGATTTCTCGCACGATTTGAAGGTAGGCCAAGACGAAGAAGTGTGGCTTGGTTCTCTGTTGCAGAGCAAAACGGTTGAGGTTAAGAGGGATTTTAAATGCGCTAAGACAGGCAATGTCTTTGTGGAATATGAAAGTCGAGGTAAGCCGTCCGGCCTTGGCACTAGCCTAGCAGATTTCTGGGCTTTTATTTTGGATGGTGAGCGGGTTGTAATCGTTCCGACAGAGCACCTGAAGCGCGTTGCTATGGTATATTACAACCAGAATAAGGTTGTCACGGGAGGTGACAGCAATACAAGCAAGGGCGTTTTGGTGCCCGTAAAGGAGTTGTTATGAGTGACAGTTTAATTATCAGGGGCAATATACGGGAGAACTTCTCGGTACTGCCAAACGATTTGATGAACGATGAGCGGCTATCTGCCGACGCTCTGGGGGTTCTGGTGTACCTGTTGAGCAAGCCGACTGATTGGCAGGTGAGGGTGACTGAACTGCGCCGCAGGTTCGATATCGGCAGGGATAAAGTTTACCGCATTTTGGGCTCGATGGAGCAGTACGGTTATTTGGTGCGTGAAAGCGTTAAAGCGGAAGGTCAGTTCGCCGGAACTCGTTATATAGTCTCAGATTCACCGCGTCCTGAAAAACCGGATACGGTTTTACCGGATACGGAAAACACGGACACTTACAAAGAACAGAGGTTACAAAGAACAGAATATACAAAATCAACTAATAAAAAGAAGGCGCAAAATAAACAGAAAATATCTGAGTGGGAGCCGACACAGTTCGATAAAGAATATGCGGAGAGCTTGGAGCTCGATTGGCAGGAGATACTGACAGATATCAGGCTCTGGGATGAGAAGGGCGGTAATAAGGCCGCTTATGCGTCGTGCAGGGCTTTCTGGCAGACTTGGTGCAGAAAAGAGGGGAAGAGCTCTCAGGGGCGCTCAAATCGCCAGCAATCGGTGTCCGGCGGCAAGAGCAAGGTGTTGTCGGAGGGGCAGAAGGCGTTTGCTGATAATGTGACGCAAAAATATATAAAGGCTTTCGGCTCGCAGGGGTTTTCTTATAAGCTGATATTGCCAGACGTTGAGGCATTCATGCTTACCAAGCAGACGGATGATGATTGGATGGCGTTAGGAAACGGGCTTCCGAGCCCAAGAGATAAGGGGTGGATGTGATGAGAGATACTGATATTTTTGTGGAAGAATGTCCGGAGTGCTTTGGCGAAGGCGAGGCACTGTATGAGGTCGGCGTGATAGATTACGACCACGGCGGTTATCTGAAGGATGAATGGCAAACCTGTCAGGAGTGTCATGGAACTGGTCAGCTGGAGGTCGAGCGTGATATCTGAGGGCGACGGGAAAATGCAGAGGTTGCTGGACAATAACCAGTGCCCGAAGTGCCAGACGGTTATGCATAAGCAGGCTATCGGCAAGACGCTGTCTGATGAGCCTGAGAGCGTTTACCAGTGTAAGGTTTGTAAGCTGATTGTGACGGATAGCAGAAAAAAGTATCCGGTGCTGTGACAGGATTGTGACAGGCAATGGCTAAGGGTTTGTATTTGTTATATAGTACGTCCAATCCATCATCGGAGGTACAGAGAGGAAAGCCAATGAACAGGGATGATATTTTAAGGACGGCGCTGTATTGTGTGACGCAGGATAGAGCGGCAACACATGGCAAGATGGAGGACAACTTCCAGCTTATAGCAGATTACTGGTCACTGCATCTTGGGCATGACATTACGGCTAATGACGTGGGGGTGATGATGACGCTGTTGAAGCTGGCTCGGATAAAGCAGGGGCAGGTTGGCAACGCAGATAATTATGTGGATGCGGCTGGTTATATGGCTTGCTCAGGTGAGATTGCAGGGAAACAGAGCGATGAGTAAGAAGAAGCTGACGCCGGATGTCATAGACGAGTTTCTGAGACGTATAGCAATCGAGGGACGCAGTGCTAGGCAAGTTGGCAAGGATGATGATATGCCGAGCTATGAGGCGCTGTATCAGTTAAAGAACAGGGATGCAGAAGTCGCAAGGCGGTTCCTTATGGCAATGGAGGCTCGCGCAAGCGCGCTGGATGACCAGATAGATGAGACGCTGGATAAAGTGGACAGCGGCGAGCTAGACTACAATGCGGGCAGGCTTAGGCTGGATACGCTGAAGTGGCGAATGGCGAAGTATTATCCGAGGTTTTATGGCGAGCAGACGCTGAAGGTTGACGTGGAACATAAGACGAGTTTCATCGACGAACTAAAACTGGTGGCTAAGAAAGTGGAGCAGAGAAAGTTGCTGTCAGCTAATATAGTAGAGGGGGAAGTTGATGAGTGATTTGCGGCGAAACGCCTTCACTGCTACGCGGGCGCGGGCGAGGAACAGAACCGGAACAGAACGCCTGATTTGTGTCCAATACGCGACACGTTTATATAACGTAAATTACGGAAACGCTAAGTCATTGTAATTGCAGGGTATACCAAATACATAATGGAGGTTATGCGACAAAATTAACCAAAATCGGTTGATACCCCCCCTTCGAGCAAACAGCCCCCGCCCGTGACAAAGCAATACCCCCACACACACCCCCCAAGGATTCTCATGAAACTCACAACTGACCTCCTCCTAAAAATTCACAGCGACCCCGTCTTTTTTGTCGAACACATCATAGGGGCCACCCCGCAGAAATGGCAGGCCGATGCATTACGCGCCATCGCCGAAAATGACCGCGTCAGCATTAAGTCGGGGCATGGTGTCGGAAAGACTGCGTTTCAGTCGTGGTTAGTCCTCTGGTGGCTCCTGAGCCATTACCCGTGCAAAGTTGCTGTTACCGCGAACACTGCCCACCAGTTGTCAGATGTGCTGTGGACAGAAATCGACAAATGGGCCAGAAGATTGCCCGAAGGCTTCCGCGACCTGATGGAGTTCAAAACCGATAAGATTAGCCTCAAGGGTGCCTCTGATAGCTTCTGCGTGGCCCGTACCAGCCGCAAGGAGAACCCAGAGGCTCTACAGGGCTTCCACAGCGAGAACATGCTGTTTCTGGTCGAGGAGGCTTCCGGTGTGCCCGATGTTGTCTTTCAGGTTGCCGAGGGTGCCCTATCGACTGCCGGCGCCAAGACGGTCATGTGCGGGAACCCGACCCGCTCGGATGGATTCTTTTACGAATCATTCCATTCCCAGCGCCACCGTTGGCATAACATCACGGTAAGCTGTGAGGACGGCGAATACGTCTCCGAGGAGTTCCTCACCGGCATGGCTGACAAATACGGGGTTGATAGCAACGTTTTTCGCGTGAGAGTGCTGGGCGAGTTCCCCACGCAGTCTGATGATGTGCTTGTTCCGCTCTACATTGTCGAGGAGGCTGTAAAGCGCGATATCACGCCCAGCCCGACAACCCCGACTGTCTGGGGTCTCGATGTTGCCCGCATGGGCGGTGACCGGTCAGCACTGGCAAAGCGTCAGGGGCAGTTGCTCTTGGAGCCAATTAAGACATGGCAGAACAAGGAACTCATGGAGCTTGTCGGCATCGTGATGATGGAATATGAGGCATGCAATTATAGCAACCGCCCCACGGCAATTTATGTTGATGCTATCGGCATGGGGTCCGGCGTTGCGGATAGACTGCGCGAGCTAGACCTGCCCGCTGTTAGCGTCTCGGTGAGTGAGACTGCGTCCATGTCACAGAAGTTTGTTCGCCTGCGCGACGAGCTATTCTGGCTGACAAGGGAGTGGTTCGAGCGGCGTGATTGCAAAATACCGGATGATGATACCCTGATACAGGAGCTTACCGGCATTAAGTATAAGTATATGTCCACGGGCAAGCTGAAGGTCGAGAGCAAGGCCGAGATGAAGGTTCGCAAGCAGAGAAGCCCAGACGTTGCTGATGCATTTGTGCTGACATTTGCCGAGCAGGGCGCCCTCGCCGGCGGGTTCACAACAAAAAAATGGGGGAGCCAGAACAGCACCCCCAAGCGTGATAATAGCTGGATTGTTTAACCCCCCATTCGAGCTATTACGGCCCACCATGTGTAGCTCCTGCTATCCTCAACGCCGAGCAGTGACAGCGTATCCATCCAGCCCAAGGCAAACGCGATGATGACCACGTAGCCGATATATCCGAGAACTCTATCCATTATAGCCTCCTTTCGGAGCGGCCCGAAGACCGCCCCTGCTTGATTAACCCCGTATATAAACTTTATAAGCCTCTGTTACTTTCAGAGATTCCGTGGAGTACCCCGCCACTTTATAATC